ACCAAGAGATATCTGAACGAGGCAATGACCTATGTCAAGAATCAGAACAAGTGGAAAGCCGCAGAAGAGTTTGCAAAAGACCGAGGATGGCACTTTGTTATCTGGACAGAGAAGAACGAACCACTGAAAAGTCTTATTCCCAAATCAACAAAACCGTTGAAACCATTGAAGAAAACTTTGAAACCTTTTCGCAAGAAACCTAAAAAATAAGTATAAATAACAGTATGTCAAACATATTCAACAGACTGGAACTACAAGCATTCCGTGCGGGTGTAACACCTCGTACCAAGGAATCCCGTGAATGGTTTAGAAAGAAGGCATCCAATCTTCGTTCTATCAATCGTGAAGCATTGATGAAAGAAGAACCTTTGAAACAAAGGTCAAAGAGTGGTGTGGTAGGAACAATGCAGATGTTCTTCTACGATCCCAAACACAAGGATACACTTCCATACTACGATTTGTTTCCTTTGGTTATTGTGGTTGGGCCAGCAGAAGGTGGGTTCTATGGATTGAATCTACATTATCTTCCACCTCTTCTTCGTGCAAAGATGTTGGATTCATTGATGGAAGTTGCGACTAGTAAGACATCGGATGATGCCAAGTTCGCAATTACATATAAAAGATTACAGAGTATTGCAAAGTTGCGATACTATAAACCGTGTTTTAAACACTACTTGAACAAACACATAAAGAGTAGATTTGCAGAAGTTCCCGCACCAGAATGGGAGATTGCAACCTTTCTACCAACCGCACAGTTCCGTAAGGCGAACTCGCAGAAAGTGTTCTACGATTCAAGACAGATGATAGGTAAAGACTAATGGCATTTCAGATTGACGATTTCAAGTCAGAGATTGGTAAAGGCGGTGGTATCGCCATGGGGAATCTGTATAAGATTTTCCTACCACCGATCAAAGGTGATGCAAGATCACTAAATATGTTGTGCAAAGCGACATCACTGCCTGGCAGACAAATCCTATCAAACGAAAAACAGATGGGTCTGGATAACATGAAAGTTGCATATGGTTATGCAGTTACAGATGTTACACTGACCTTCCATTGTCTGAATGACATGGGTGTGAGAGAATACTTTGAACTGTGGCAAAATCAAGCAGTCAATCAAGAGACCAAAGAAGTTGGATACTTCAATGATTACACCCATCCAGTGATTATCCAACATATTAAGAAAGGCACATCCTTTCCCATTAAAAAGGAAAAGATATATGATTCTGGTAAAATTCCCTCAACGATTCGAGGAAGATTACCAAGACTAGGGCCGTTAGACCTTGCACAAGGTGAGGTTGATGTAAGTGCGGTATTCGGTGACGATATCACCTATACTTGTGTCCTAGATAAAGCATACCCAACAACATTACAAGCGATTGAGTTGAGTGATGACGGACAGTTACTTGAAGTGACAGTAGAATTATCATACAAGAACTGGAAGTCAAAGAGTGGTGACCGTGTAGGCAGTGACTTCATTGAAGGACTTGCAGGGGAACTAATTAGAAAATTTTTATAATAGGTGGAGTAAATTATGGCATTACCTAAGTTAAACGCAACACCCAGCCACGAGATGGTTCAACCATCAACTGGAGAGAGGGTGTCATATAGACCCTATCTGGTCAAGGAAGAGAAGATACTACTTCTCGCATTTGAATCAAATGACCAGAAACAGGCAATGAGAGCAATGATTGATACCGTTGTGACTTGTTGTGAAAATGTGAATAAAGACGAACTCACAGTATTTGATGTTGAGTATATGTTTACACAGATTCGTTCTCGTTCGGTGGGAGAGTCTTCACAGGTTCAGATCAAATGTGAGAATGAAGAATGTGGTAAAATGAGTGCAGTCGATATCAATCTACAAGAGATTAATGTCGATGTTCCCGATATGGAAAAGGTTGTTGAATTGACACCTACTGTATCGATAGAATTGAAGTGGCCATCCTTTGATGACTTCTTGATAAATTTTGATAACGATATGTCAGAGACAGAGTTTGGATTCAAGATGGTCGCAAAATGTATTGGTGCAATCCTGACAGAAGATGAAAGGATTGATGCGAAAGAAATTAACCCCAAAGAGTTGTCAGAGTTTATTGACTCAATGACTAATACTCAGTTTGAGAAGATTGGTGGTTATGTAAGTAATGCGCCCCAGATGAAACATGATGTTTCGTTTGCGTGTGAACACTGTAATACATTACAAACTAGAGAATTGAGAGGTATCCAAGATTTTTTTTAGTGTGCCTCTCACACGATAATTTAGTTAATCATTATAAGACTAATTTTGGTATGATGCAACATCATAATTATTCGTTAACCGAATTAGAAAATATGATGCCGTTTGAGAGGGAAGTATATGTTGCTCTTTTGGTACAGCATCTAGAAGAAGAGAAAGAGCGACACGAACAAGAACAAAGAAAAATGAGTTAGTAGAATGGCAGAGAAATCGATATCACATCTAATTGAAGTTACCAAGGAAGAGAACAGGGAAACTCGTTCTGTTACTAAGGATATGGGTAATGATATATCCGCACTCACCAATATGTTTGGTAAGTACTTCAAAGATTTGAAAGGGAAGGAATTAGATAAGGAAGAGGAAAAACGTGAGAAGAAGAAGGCTGTCGCCCAATCTCCTCTTCCCGACCTTGGTAAGTTGATGGGTGATGCTGGTTCACTGGGTATCTTCGGTATCATTGCGGGTGTCACTGCCGCCATTTCTGGTCTCGCAGTGGGTATCGTTGAAGGTTTTGTTAGTGCCGCAAAATTAATATTGAGTCCATTTGGAAAGTTGACTTTAAATTTAGTCAAGAGTATAACAAAAGCATACACAGTTCTTTATAAGGGTATATTCAAAGCCGTAACATTCTTACCCAAACTATTTTTGAATAAATTCTTCCCCGAACAAATGAAGAAACTTCAGAATTTATTTACCTCTACAAGAAAATTATTTTCAAGTGGTATTGAAAAGACTGTGAAGAAATTGTCGAGTCTAAAGGACTGGGCAAAAGGCATTGCTCCAAGACTAACCCTATTAGCAAAGAATATACGAACCGCATTTCTTGGTGGATTCGAAAACATTTCTGCCTCTGTCCGTAATATGGTGGGACGATTCAAGAAAATGAACTTTGTTGAAAAAGGAGCAAAGTTAGTTGGTGCTCTGTTCCGTCCATTCACTGGTTTCTTTGATGATGTTAAAAAACTTAGTGGAATGGTCGGTGGTCAAGGCAAACAAACTGCTGGATTTATGAGTAAGATTGGAGACTTCTTCAAATCAATCAAAGGTGTCTTTGGTGGATTCTTTACTGTATTCAGAACTCTTGGTCGTGTAATATTCTTCCCTATTACTGTCATAACAACAATGATTGATGCGTTCAAAGGATTCAAAGAAGGATTCGCAACAGATGGAATCATTGGTGGTGTCCTTGGTGCAATTAGTGGTGTTTTGCAGGGACTCATCGGAATGCCTCTTGATCTACTCAAGAACATTGTGGGTTGGGTTGCGGGTAAGTTTGGAATGGAAGGTGTTCAAGAATTCCTTGCAGGTTTTTCATTCACCGAAATGATTGGTGGTCTATTTAATAGTATTACCGACAGTATCATGGGACTGTTTGCTTCATTCAAAGACGAAACAGGTAAGTTCGATTTTGGTAATATGATCGGTAGTCTCGTTACAGTATTCTTTAATACTATTACTGCACCATTCAGACTCATGTTAGAAGGTCTTGCAAAACTCGCTGAGAGTATTCCTGTTATTGGTGATAATATTGCTTCTGGTATTAGAGGTTTCAAGAATTTTATCCGAATGGATAATGATAATCTTGACAGTTCAATTACACAGAGAAAACAAAGGCGTATTGAGAGAGAACAGAACGAACAACAGGAGTTACAGAAAACTCCACCGACTTCTGCCGAAACACTTAAAGAGAAGACTACAGATGTGGCTAATGCTCAGTCCGAGTCTTTAGCATTTGCTCCAACTGTTATTGCGCCAACAACCAATACCACAAACAATTCAAGTAGTACCGCAATGATTGGTGATGGTGCTCCCGCAACAGACGATTTAGATAGAGTGGCATAAAAAAAGGGAGACCTTAGTCTCCCTATAAACCCTTCACGAGTACTCTTGTTAAATTTCACCGTTTCGTTTTATCCAGTGCGACCCCACCCCACAGGGAGGTAGACTTCCTGAATTAGTCTTCCGCAGCCAACTTGGCGAAGTAAGACAATGTGTCATCCTCACTACCCGCAGCAGCAATTTCTGGTTCAGGTGCAGTCTGTGAAACCACAACAGGTTCAGCAGACTTGATTGGAGTAGACTCCGCAGTCTGAGTCAGAGATTCATTCTTTACTGTAGAACCCGCACCAGTCGATTGACCCAATACAACTTCTAATCGTTGTTTCAGTTCATCATAAGACTTGTACGAGGACTCCGCAGTAAACTCGGTTGAATCATGCAACTGATTGTATACCGCTTCCAGTTTAGTTTCGTCTGCATCCAATAGTGGTGCAGATGCCTTAAACCCTGATTTGTCGTAGTTACGATATCCCGCAACATTACGAATTTTCAGTTGGAAGTCAGCACCAGTCCAGAAATCAAAAGGATTGATTGGTTCTTCGCCTGGGAATTCTGGTTGCATCTTGTCCATAATCTTATCAAAGATTTTCTTACCAAAGTCGTAAAGGAATACTTTACCTTCATTGGCAGGATTAGATTGGTCAGTCAAGACCATGATGTTCGCAACATAGTGAAGTCTACGTTTCTGTTTACGAGCGATTTCTTTGTCTTCCTCAATACCAGAGTTCCAAAGACGAGAGTTGTGTTCACTCACAGGATCATTCTGACCGAGAGTAGTCAGAGACTTCTCAACATACCATTGACCAGTTGGGCCTTTGAAGAAGTGGTCGAAGTATCGAACCCAAGGGAGTTCTGCACCTTCGGCGGCAGGAAGAAAACGAATCACCGCATAACCGTTACCATTGTCATCAACAGTTGGTTTCCAGAAACGAGTATCTTCGTATTTGTTGTTGGTTTGTTTTGTACCAGACATCTGTTGTGCGGCGGATGCCAATTTAGAAATGTCGGTACGGTTAGATTTTAAGTTTGCAAAAGACATATTTGTGTGCTCCGTATATTTGCGTATTTAAGTTTGTCCACATACTAGTGAAGACACCAGTATAACATAATATAATTTTTTTGTCAACCTTTATTTTAGAGTAAGGTCAGCACTCTTTTCGAGAAAGTTGAGATTCATTGCTTCTATCTCTATTTTCTCTTTTATTGAGATGGCAATATATTTCTTGACATCTTCAATCTCTAGGTTGTTCTGTTCACACAGATAAACAACCGTGTCCATGTATGACATAGACTTTGTTCTTACACAGTCCTCCACCATCTTGGTGAATTTCTTCTTGTTCATAAAGTTAGATTCTTCTTGCGAGGAATCCACTCCACCCATAATCATATCAACTTTCACATATCACCTCTTATTTATACATCTCAGAAAGACGCTCTTTATAGTCTTCCATAGTTTCTATAACCACAGGGCCATAGATGTAGGTGCGATATTCGACATCTTCAAAACCCTTTTCACGAAAGAAGTTCTCAGGGAAATCGTCCCATTCATAAAGTTCATTTTCCAGTTGTTCTTCGAGTTCATCGGTCATGCCGTTACCAGAGAATGAATAATCATTACTACATCCATCATAAGACTCTTCGAACTCTAGTTCTTCAAATTCTTCGAACTCGAATGTATCGTCATCATCTAGATATTCACCACTAGACAGAATCTCAACTTCATCCTCATTCATCGGTGTGATAAGATACGAACCATTTCTCAAGGTCTCTGATGCCGTGATACATTGGTATGTGCCATCGGAAAAGTCACCCTTCGCCCAAGCACATTCCTCAATAAAGGATTTCTTGTTTACAGCGCATACTCTATACTGTCTACCTATCTCAATCATCATCCTCCTCCTCTTCATAATCAATTACTACAGAAACCTTGGGTTTGATTTCTTGGTTATACAAACCTGCATATTCGGGATCATTGTCAAACTGTTCTTTGAGTTCTTGAGTCCAGACTCGCATGATGTCGGGATACCAAGTTCCTATACTCCTCTTGGGTGTTCCATCATCATAGTATGCCATGGCGATACAGACTTTCTGAACTCTACTCTCACGCCTCTCACCATAACGAAAGTCAGACCAAACACCACCACTGAGGTACTTCTTCATATTACTGATGTAAGTCTCAAGGTCTTGATACTCTTGTCTTTCCTTCGAAACCTTAGAGGTCTTCCAAGACCTCATCGATTTCAGTTCTTCTTGGTTTGACTTCAACCACTCTTTGACTTTCTTCCAGTGAAGAAAATGGTCTTCGGGCAAATCCCTAATACTATGATGCACAGACTTACTACCATCCGCACCTTTAGCTGCACGAGCCTTTGCGAGTCGTTCTACCGCTGCCTTCTTCTGTTCTTCAGACATAGGTTTGCGTTTACGCTTCACTTTCTTACGCTCGAAACCAAGTTCTTCTAGAGCACGCTTCTTATTCGCCTCTCTAGTTCGTTTTGCTTTCTCTGCTGCTGTTAGTTTTTTGACCATATATTATATAGTATAAGTTATACTGCATTAAATGTCAAGAGCGAATCCACACGAAACGAACGCCAATCTTCTAAATCCAAATCAAATACACGAACCGCAAGTTGGTTCTTCTCAGTATTTGCATTTGCATCTGTCTTAGGCATCTTGTCCGATGGTATCATATCGGATACCAATGTGGCCTTCATCTCACGAACCTGTCCATCTTTTACTTTCGTAAACGATAGGTTCACCACACCTTCACGTAAGGTGTCAACGATTTCTTGATAAGTCATTTCTTTCTCCATTTTAAAATTCACCGACTGCTTGTTGAAACCATTTGGGCACTGCACGATTAGTCCACTTTGCCATGTATGATTTCTCTTTGATATAGTAGACACGATATGCATCTACAGGGTCTTCACTTTTGCAATGCTCAGGCATTGCTTGTGCGAATTTCGTCATCTTACCGACTTGGTTAATGTTTCTTGGTGCGAACCACAACTGACCACTAAGTTTGGTTTCGGTCGCATGAACCTTCCCATAACGATGAGTGTACTCTACACATAATGCAATGAAGTGTTTGTACAACCATCGGTAGTTCTCATAGTTCTCACGAACCCAGATGTTTGATGGATGATTGACATGAGACGCTTTGTACAAGAGTCGTTCTTGGGCAGCAGGCTTTAGTCTCCATCGTTTGATCTTACGACCATTCTTGGTCTTGTCGTAATACAACTCACCATCCAAAACTCTATGGGCAGTTGACATCAACTGAGCGTACTCAACAATCATCTTGACCACGTGTTTGTCGCACATCATTTTCGCTGCGACTACAGGGTCTTCATCTAAATGGAATATATTCATAAGTGTGATATCTCCGCAAGTAAGTTCTCGACCTTTTCCATTGTCAGATGGCCGATAACATCATCAGTTATAGGTGTATCATAACACAGATCACCCTCTTTGTCAAGCACTGCAACCTCATAAAGACCATGTTTGTTTCCATACGATATATCATGTTTGACTACAGATGCACCATAACCATTGTCAAATTTATAGACGAGTTGATAACCATTCAATTCTGGCATATCAAACTTCTCAATTGTGCAACCACCTTGGATCGCTTTAACTTCCGATTGCATTGTAATATCCTTCCGCCATTACACGGAACTTCAATTCATTGGGTATCTGTTCCTTCACATAGAGTTCAGAACCAGTAAACCATTCACACGCATCACGCATATCATTCAACTCAGAAGTATGGATGACCGTGTCGATAGGCATCTTCCAGTTCTCCATACCTTCCGTGAGTTGATCAAACTTCTCTTTGAGAACATCAATGCGTTCTTGGGTAGCAAAAGTAATCATAACAAATCTTCCTTTAGTTGGTACTCATCAATGGCAGTTCTTAGAATCTTATTCACATAAATCTCAAATTCTTCGGATGACATATCGTTAAACTGTTTGTAACGAGGATCATTCCTATCCCACTCAACGATGAATGAACCATCAGAGTCTTCACTCACCTTGAGGGAATCATGATTAATCGACATTGTAAACCTCGGTATTAAAGACTTCGGTCTCAACACCAGTGGTGAGGTTACGGGCAACAACATAGGTACTATCGTAACCACGATTCTCTAGTTGTTTGGCGTATTCAAACGCAAGTTCTTTGTTCTCACAGGGAGTGAAGAAACCAGCAAGAGGTTTGTTAGTTTCAACACAGCGGACTACATAAGTTACTTCAGACATAAAATCTCCTTCGATCTCATTATTAATACAAGTGTATTATACACTATCTTGGGGTAAGTTGTCAAGCAAAAATTGCATATTTTTTTCAACATATTCGTCATAAGACAGTATCGGGTCACCATATGCCTCTCGTTCTCGGCAGTTCTCCAGCCACATCTCGTGTGACAGAATCTCAAATGTTGAACGAGGGTCTTCATTCAATAAATTTTCCATAGTCATTTTCCTATATGTTTAACATCAGATTGGGATATTACTTGATATGCACCTTTGTTATAGGCGGGTGCAACTGTGAACTTCTTAGACTCTTCCAGTTTGTATGAGGTATCTTTAGTTGGGACATAACCCATGTCACTTACAGAAGGATACTTCTCACGATGGTCATCGGATCGACCAATAGAATAGTTCTCAAGGGGTTTGAATTCGGGTTGTCGTTTCTTGGGTTTAGACCACGCATTGGTCTTGCGTTTCCGACCATGTTGGTCATATTTCATAGAACCGTATAATGTTTGCATCTCTTATCTCCACACTATATAAATACACTATACACGAAGAAACATACTTTGTCAAGCGTTTTTTAAATTATAAAAGGTATAAATAACACTATGAGTAATGATCTATTCGATTTTGGGTTTACCCTTGTAGACGAGAACGAACTGGATGCTGTGCAGAAGGCACAGGAAACAGTATCGTCTGTATCTACATCTGTATCCGAAACACAAGATAAACTAGATAAACTGTTCAATGCGATTCAACCGTTATTGAACAATCTGAAACAGAATCCCGAAAAGGAATATATTCTGTGGCCTAATCGACTTGAGAAGATCGAACAGTTCGAAGACCACATACAAAAGTTATACAAAGGCGAATAATGTTACTCTATAGGACTCAACCTAGAGACGATGTTCATAACAACATAATCAACCTCAACAAGAAAGAGGACTTGATTAATAATGTTGGTGTGAAGTTCAAACGGAGAAAGATAACATCCAATGATGCAACTGCATTGTTGACCGATGCCTCTGTGATTGATGGTTTGATAACAAGTGGTGGATATGAGAATATTCTTGTAGTAACTTCTTTTGAAGACAGACACTATGATGAGTTAAGAGATAGAATATATCGTCCAGTCAATAGTGCGGGTGACCACTATCTACCAATCGTTCACAAAGTAAACGAGTCTGCCGGCAACATGGTTGTGACCATGACAAAGAATGCAGATAACTATATGAAACCCCTGTACGAACAGTATGAAGTTCCTACAGTAGAAGCGGAATCATATTTTCGTCTTGACGAAGATTTCAGAATCAAGACTAGTACAAAGTTTGACTGTGTAGTTCTATTGGGATGCGAAGCGTCAAGAAAAGGAACACACAAGGTTAGTGATATCAAGAAGAAGTTCTCCAAGTATTGTACTTCAGACTTTGACTTGATTGATGTGTATCGAAATGATGCACGAAAAATTAGTGGTGGTACTCAAGATATAAGTAGTCATGTCGAGAGAATGGTTGAGTGTGTAAACACTCCAAAAAGAATGTACGATAAAAAGAATCGTATTATCCGCAGTGCGGAATCTAAGGTGTTTGCTTTCTACAGATTGTTTCCAACACGACAACTTCTCTACTATAGACTTGTATTGAATCTGGAAAATGCAAACGAATATTATAAGGTGTATTAATGGAAAATAGAAACATTACCCTAAACACAATTGTGCGAGATGTTGATGGTGATAACAAAAACTCTATTCTAGTTTCTCCGACACAGTTACAACTTTTTCAAGAGAAATTGCGTAATAGAGTTAAGAGTTATACCACAGACAAACAGACTGACAAAATTCTTGCAGTAACGAGACAACACCTTATGGATGGTCTGGTAGTAAGCAACTTCTTTACTTGTATGGAATACCAGAATATATTGTTTGTCCCTTCCTACAAAAACAGCAAGTATGCGAATGGGTTGTTGGATGCCAACTACAGGATGCAAAAACCTAATGCTGGTCAACACATGGCCCCAATCATCAACAAAAGGTTTGATTGTGCCCCCAATATTTGTGTCGCATATCCTGAAGGTCATACTAGTCTATATCATGACCTAATGTTAGATTTTGGGGTAAAGATGATTCAATCCAGTGCTATGTACGGATTGGGTATGGAAGATTATACAATCACACCACCAGATGGTGTAAAATTCGATTGTGTATATTTTGTGGGACATGGTGTTGAACAAGGAACAAGTTTCAATGCAAATGACATAAAAGCAGACTTTGCACCTTATTGTACAGAAGACTTCGATTTGGTTGACCACTATGCGAGCGAAGCTACCGCACTTGCGGTACAGAGAGATACCGAATTACCAGAAAAACAACCCCGATTAGTGGGAGAGACAAAAGACCTCAGTGAACTGATGGAGTTTCTTACAACCAATACACTGAGACAAGACAATTTTCAAAATCAATTACCATCAAGACATAGAGAGAGAATGGTTGAAATTCTTTCCCATGTTATTAAAGTTTACTAAGGAAAACTAATGATTAAGTTTAAAAAATTCATGACAGAAGGTGTCGATGACCCCGCAATCTTTAAGGCAGTATTCCTCGCTGGTGGGCCTGGGTCTGGTAAATCTTTTATTGTAGGAAAGACTGGTCTCCCCGCTCTTGGTTTGAAAGTCATCAACTCGGATGATGCATATGAAGCGGCAATGAAGAAGGCAGGGATGGAAATGTCTCCCGAAAATATCTTCTCCGTTCAGGGTCAAGATATACGAGGTCGTGCAAAGGCACTTACTGGTAAGAAACAAGCACGATATCTTATGGGTAGACTCGGTGTTGTGGTTGATGGTACTGGTAAAGAATTTGACAAGGTCAAGAAACAAGCACAGGCGATGAAGGCACTAGGTTACGATGTCGCAATGATCTTTGTTAATACTGATCTTGAAACTGCAATCTCACGAGACAAAGCTCGTCAGCGTACAATCGGTGAAAAGGAAGTAACTAAGTACTGGAAAGAAGTGCAACGAAACATCGGTGCATTCCAGACTTTCTTTGGTAAACCTAATATGTTAATCGTTGATAACTCAGACGGTAAGGACTACCAGAAAGAGACTCTCCGTGCATACAAAGATGTTCGGAAGTTCTTGGACAAACCACCAGAGAACGCAAAAGCGAAATCGTGGATCAAGAAAGAACGAGAGAAGAAAAAGAGAAAATAAGTCTACACTTTCTTATGTGACTTGGTGTGTACCTTTACATTGTCGGTAATCGGAATCTTGATGTGAGGATGACAATGATATAGGTTGAACTCAACATGGGAGAACTCTTTGAACATATTAGTCCAGATGGGTCTCCAGTTGTTTGCCAATCTTACGGTATTACCAGTACTGCGATCTGATTCCAACAACAAGTCAGTGAAACTCTCTAGGTTCATATCAAAGATACTATCGAATCCATAGATGTGAACTTCAGTCGCTTTCATCTTGTTACACGCATAGTGAACTGCCATGTGACCACAGTTGAAGTTGGTCGCAGCCATTCTCTCATCACCACCAACTGCGGCATACTTAGGAACGTGTTGATAGAATCCTTTTATCAGGTGAGAGTATTTCATGTAGAATGTTCCAGACTGTTCCATCCAGACTCTTGGTCTTGTACCAAGAATCCAGTCATACATATCCAATTGAATACGACCTTCCTGTAGTGCCTTCATCATCTTGAAGTCAACCATACAGGTTGCATGGACTTCTTTTCTAGGAATCTCAAAGGGAGGCATATTACAAATCAGTAACTTGCCAGGCGTTCCTCTTTGAAAGATACCCGCATTGTCACCGTTACCCAGAACATTAACTCTCATTACAATTTTACCAATTCCCTATTCTTCAGATGTTGTTCTGCAATGTCATCTTTGGATTGACCCATGTAACGCACTGCATGATGTTCGGTAATTAACAACTCGTTGATGTTTTCCCCATCAACAAGAAACTCACCGAGGATACGACCAAACTTACCCTTACCATCTTTTGTTGTTTTCAGAATGGGAGTCTTACCTAACTGAGTCTTGAGAAACTCTTTTGCGGCAAGTCCAAACTTCTTTTCGACTTTATCACGAGTTCGTGATTCGGGGGTGTCCACGCCAAGTAAACGGACTCTCTCCTTTCGAAGCCATACACCAAATCCCAAATCGATATCGACATCAACGGTATCACCATCAACGACACGAACCACTTTTGTTCTGTATTCATACATTCATCTGACCCTTTATAGTTTCGTTTCCTTTTTTACCCGTATGATGAATTATCTTCGGGTTTCTTACATTTATACCATCTATGTAGTCTAATCGTAAAGTGTTGTATGTGTGTGACATTGGTTCTATGCAAGTCATCTTATATATCTCATCACCATTCATCATGAGATACAATACCTCTTGGTCACCTTGTACGGGATTACGAATACACTCATCTGCCCATGCTTTTAGAATATTGGGTGTACCTTCAACTGCCACAACACCAGAGTTATACCATCTACCCATGTCGGGTCTACGTTGTGTCCACGGTCTGTCCTCTACCATTGCGAGTTTACCCATGACAGTCTTGGTGAAGATGTCCTCGATATTGTCAGTGATCTCACAGTCGGTATCAACCCAACATACCTTGTCAACACCGTCCAGTCTGGTTGCATCTAGAATTGCACGAGGTTTCTTGAACCATCCTTGTGCCTCACTCTTGACATCAATAACCAAGTCAAAGACAGACTCCATCTTGGTTCGTGTCTTGGACTCCATACCAAAGTCTGCAAGGACAATAGGTTTGGTATTGTATTTGCGATAGTTCTCAATAAACCACGGGAGTTGCCACTCGGTGTGTTTATCACAACCTGTCAGGAATACTTCATGCATCGATGATTTCATATCCTTCTTTCCAATTATGTTTTGCGAGACATCCTGTTTCTGTTTGAATTGTTGTAAATGTGTCTCGTGCTTCTGCAATGAATGGATACCATTCTTGTAACCAAGGGAAAGTGTCTAGGTTCAGATACACATCAGTTGGTTTTGCATACATGGGTGCATTCTCTACCAATAGTTTTGCACCAGCGGGAGTCACCATGTACGCATGAGCGCCAGGAAAATATCTCTTACTTGTTAATTTATTGATTCCCAATAAGGGCGGTGTTTCGTATCTACCATAGGATGGAGAACCCAGATTCATTACAAAGTTGGGAAATGCTGGCGGGATACTGTCGTATATGAACGCATCATGTTCAAAGATTACAAAGTTTTCATTCTCTTTCGCACACATCTGCCACAGTGTATAATGAGATAGAAATGCAGACATACAGTTCAAATTTCTTGAATACTTCTCATCAAACTTCTTGGGATCAATACCTTCTTTCTTTAACAACCAGACAGGATCGTCATCGGGAGTGACTGCCTGAAACTTCTGAATGTTTACTCCATGACGCTTACCAGATGCAATACATCGGTTCGCAGACTCAACTGATTGTTTGTTTTCTAATAATGTAATTACGAATGCTTTCATTTTGTTGTGGTTGATTTCAACCCCTTCTGTATTGTTGTGTAATAAGGATATACGACCTGTAACCAAGGGAACATTTGTTTACACATTAGTGCATCGTTAGGCCACATTCCCACTTCTCTTACCTTATCTAGTAGTTTCTTTGCACCCTTCGGAGAGATCATATATGCAGAGTTTCCTGCCAGTCCTTGAGGTACATCCCAGTCATCTATCGTAGGAACTGATTGTAAACCCTCTTGAGACACTACTTGTCTATGGAACTCTTGAGACCTTCTAGTTGCACCTCTTGGATCGTTTAAGCCTATTATACCACCCTTCCATTCTTCTGTCAAGTCTTTCGGTTTAAGTTTTCTTGTGAACAATGCATCATGTTCCAGTACAACAATGGTCTCATCAAGGTCGATTGCTTTCTGCCATGCCCTCATATGACTTACCATACACGCAACACGATTGTTATGATTCGCAGTCGGATAGTGGGTAAGACGGAGTCCTGTTTTCATATCAAGACCGTCTTGATGTTTGTCTATGGGATATGTCCATGCAATTCCTCCCAGTCCCAGACCTCTAATATCAACTCCAATGGTATCTGGTATCGTAGCAGGCATAATGATAGGTTCGAGTTTAGAACCAGTCTCTTTGATAGATTGGATAACCATACGAGTCGCAACTGTGGACTCGTGATTGTTTATCATACTAATTATGAAGGCCTTCATCAACATCTTTTACATATTTCCATTTGTCCGATGGATAACATCCACCATGATAACTCTTGTGAAACATTCCCAATGGTTCGGATAGTATCTGATACCATCCCTCTTCTGCAGCTCTCAATCCTTTATCCTTATATAGAGAATCTACTAAGTCGGTATCCCAAATCTCTCTAGGGTGCATTATCAAACCATCATTGATATATTGTTTTTGCTCTTTACGCATATCAACGAGTTCGTTGTATCCATATATAGTTCTATAGTCCACACAGTTGAATCCTATCGGGAACACACCCTCGTATGACTCATCAAGAAAATCTTCCCAAGGGATAACCTCAGACACGACCACATCAAAACGAGTTCGAATAATCATGTCATATTCTTCGGGAATGGATTTCATCATCTCGTTGTGTATGAGAATCTGTTTGTGCCAGTTGGCAGAAGCGTAAGCTGATTTTGTGAGTTGATGTTCCAAACCCCTTTCAATAATACTACCAAACATTCTACGATACAGTTTACTCACGCCATTGGGGTATGGTGAGATATCAAATATTGGGTGATATTCGTTCTCAGGTTCATCAAAGTAGTAGTCAACATCAAAGTCTTGACCCTTCCATGTACCAGTGAACATTCTATCATGGGGTATTATTCGTTGTGTTCGGTCAATCCACTTCTGATTACAGTGTTCGTTCCATCTACCAGATAAACATAACGCAGTCTTCATTACCACTCACGCAGAAACTTCTCAAGGTCTTCGGGCGTACCAAGTCCCCACATCTCTTCTACATTGTGTGCGAATATCTTCTTACCCATCAGGATTGCCTGATTGAATACAGGACACACATAGAACTCACCGTTCACTCGTTTCTGCATTGCGATCATATCTTTTGCAGACTCAACATAGTCTTCACCATGTTTCCAGTAGTAGAAACCCACAGTCGCATTGTCACTGATTGGGTCTTTCTCTGCAACCTTAGTGACCATACCATCATTATCAACCGCAGCGTAACTCCACTTGGGATGTGTCGCTTTGAAAGTAACAATACCACCATCTGCGTTTAACTCGTTCATCTTGTACAGGAAGTCAAGAGAATTCCATCCCACCCACTGATCAGAGTTTGCAATAAACAGTGGTTGGTCATTGTCGATATATTCTTCGGCAAGTAATGTAGTACAAGCTGCACCCTCAGTGATACCATCAACCTCAACAATCTTACAGTCAGGGGCAATCAAGTTCAACATATTGTCTAGGTTATACTTCTCACGATGTTCCTTCTGTACAATAAAGATGTAGTTCGCATCGATATTGATATTATCGACCACGGTCTGAATCATCGGTTTACCATTGACATCAATCAAAGGTTTGGGGAAACTGTATCCTGCCTTCGCAAAACGACTACCCGCACCCGCCATAGGAATTAGTACATTCATTTTCTTATCCACCCACTTAGGTTTCGTTTGTTTCTCACCATCAATTAACTCAAGTAAATCTCTATTCACATATTCGGGAGAGTCCACCCTAATGATTTGATGTGCAGGCACACCAGAGTGATATGCAGATGCAAGACCCTTCGGTGAATCCTCAATGATAACACATTCTTCAGGATAGACACCAAACTCTGTCATTGCATTCCACCACATTTCAGGGTGTGGTTTGGGATTGGTCACATCGAAAGTAGTCTGCACGATATCGATATACTCTTCCAAGTCCAACATCTTGATACACTTATGTACCGTCCTGTCGATGGCATTAGAACAGACACCAATCTTATAACCCCGTTGTTTTAGAATTCCAAAGAGTTCGGTAATATCGGCATCAGGTTTGATTGTGTTCAACTTGTAATAAGTGACAGATTGTTTGTGTATAGAAATCTTATCCTTCAAGTCTTCTTCTACACCCAACATATCCAACTTCTCTTCGGTTGGTAGTCCATCAAATTTAGATAGATGTTCTTCCATAGAGATTTCTGGATATCCATATTTCACCAGTGCATCATTCAATGCATCAAAGTGAATCATCTTAGTGTCAACAAGGACACCATCTAAATCGAACAGTACAAGTTTAATCATTTCTTTATCGCAATTATGTAAGTGTCGCCAACATTAGTTTCTTTTCTTCGGTCATGATGTGTAACTTCATATGGGTCTAGTGCCGACATGAATCGGTTGTGTTTCAGTATATCATATCTATCGGGATGTCTCTTTAACCAATTATTCTGTAATTCTGCATGGTTCATTCTATCCATTGGCCATACATCTTCAATAAAGTATGTTCCGTCATCCTTTAGAAATGGTATAAGATTCTCGAATGTCAATCTGTTTGCCTCAGGCCAATGCGCTCCGTCATCGATGATGAAATCAAACTTAATATCACCCCACTCGTTTCTTATTTTCGTACCAAGAGATGCATCCATAGAATCTGCCTTCAACCAGTTTACACGGTCTTTGTGTAAAATGTCCAAGTCTTTTGGGTCTGTCCTCACAAAGATATCGATGGTGTAGATATTGGCATTAGGAAAGTAATCATAGAATGCACGAGTCGATGCCGCCTTGAATGTACCAATCTCCAGAAAGTTAAGAGGTTCGGTTCTCACTTCCTTAAAATGTGGTTCATAGTCCTTGTAATAGTGGTGTTTACTTGTACCCTTATCACAATCGTATTTGTCAAATAGTTCTTTAAGCATTCCAATAGTTCCTCGTTGCGCCTGTATCGAAATCGAAACCCCAGTAGTCTATGTCTTTTTGATACCAGTCTGCGACAATCTGTATAGTCTCTTTGGTGTATATATCTTTATAAGAAATACCGTATCCAGTCTTACCCTTGTCATTAGGCACACGAGTAACATTACGAGGTTCAATATCGGACAATAAACCAAAGTAAAGTTTTACATCATAATTGTAGTTCTCGAATCGTAGGATGTCGCATCGGTTGTTTCCTTCCTCGTCAGAGACATGGTCGAATGCGGGATACCATCCACGAATTGCACGATGCCACATATATTCAACACCACCCCACTTATGTCGTTCTTCAAGGAATGCCTCAAAGGAAGAAGTGTCTGCATAATTTTCGGGTTGAGTCCCTTCGTATTCCATCACCTTCTTTGCAAACATATAACGAGAACAAACCCTGTCCCAAGGATTACGAACGATTGCGACCCCTGTATGAGTATCTCTTAGGTCTTTCCTCCAGTCTCTCCACCGTGCGTGTTCATAACCTTGATGGTCTTTGGTATGTGCCATCTTCTCCTCAAGACCACGAGTGTATTCTCTATTCTTGTGATTATCAGGGCCTGCAAGCAATACCTGTCTGCGTATCTGTTGATTCTTTCGTATTGACATCCCACCGTTCTTGGGGATGTGTATAAACAGTTTCATCCTCTTTCCCACTTTACATAATACCTGTTACGGTCAGGCATAAACTCGGTTAGTTTGAATCCAAATGCAGTGGATAGTAACAGGTGGTCTTCTAGTTTCCAGTGCCAGAAAGGCACTTCGTTTACCTTATCATTACCATGATCACGATGTGATGGATTACATCTCCAGTAGATGCGTGACTTCGGTTTCAATGCCTTACACATCTGTTCGGTTTGTTTTGTGATTAGATTCCAATCACCAAAGTTGATACTACCCAGTGCAAACGCAACATCATACTTCTCTTCCGTCTCGTAGTTTTCGATTGCAACCTGTTCATCAGAACCTATGTCTGTAATATCAATTCCATGCAGACCGGCAATGTGACGCTTAAAAGGATTGATACCACAACCAACATCCAGAACTCGTTCCCCTTCTCCGATTTCATCTATTAACCTAAACCCTGTCCAGTAATACCTATCAAGTCCCGCAGTGCGTGAACTTGGCCAATCGTGCGTAAAGTAATCTTTTAAAAAACCCATATGTGGATTAATGGTAGACATATACACTTACATCCTTCTTTTCATAAACATCTCTCACCATAGCAGATGTATCCAGTTCCAGAACTCCAAGTACATCCAAGTTATCATCACACTTGACAATTCTATCCTTGTTCTTATATATGAATGTGGTTATTGCTTGATTCTGCAACTGTATCTGGTGAAACATATTGTTTTGATTCTTATACCACTTGTAACTAGGATAGGGGATATCAAAACCTCCACACTCGTTCCACCAGTTCCAACACTCATAATCATTTCTTATTACCATAACAATAGGACATCTGTATTGAGTCAGGTAATCCAGTTGATAGGCAAAGGTATGGGATTTGATTAATCTAACACCCTTACCATAAAATGGTTTGTCCCATTGAAGTGCATCATTCTCAAACTCCATCATAGGGTCAAAGTATGCACCACCATGCACCAGACCGTTGTGGTGCTTATACCTTCGTTGTGTGGCATCATCTGTCTGGTCAAAGGACTTAGACTTCCAGATATGATTTGCAACTCCAGACCAACGAGAGCCTGGAGCACCCGTCATCAATAGATATTTACCTTTCATTTTTCGGTCTTATCCCATTCCATACTTGTTCATCCAACCAGTGAGAATTAACGTGTTTTACATACTTCGCATTCTGGTCATCCTCTAGAGTTGTTGCTACTCTTTTATCCCAACAAGCGATAGGAAAGTCCAGTACCTTGGACAACCACTTCAAGTAAACACTTCCATAAAGATAGAGTGATTCGTGTGACAGAAACTCCAAATCCGCATCTAGGTTGTAGTAGTACTGTAATGCAATGGGGAGAGTCACTTCCCTACGAACTCTGAGTTGTTGTTCTACATTGATATTTTTGTCCCTTACTACGACACAAACCTTTACATCATACCCCGCCTCTTGAGCTTCGTAAACAACTTCTTGTATACAAGGGATTCGTTTTGTGCCATCATAGACAAAAGGTACACTGACATTCGCAACCATGTAGTCTTGGGTCAGCATACTCTTTGTCTTGGATGGATCGACCCAACACTCCGCAAAGGGTTCTTCGTCAGATGGTATCCAGTACTTGTCTCCAAAGTCCCATCCATTTACATCGGGATGGTAACTGAATATCTTACTGAATAGATGATTCCCAGACCCCTGTGGGCCTGTGATAATGATTAGTTTTTTAGACTCTTTGTTGTCCGACATAGGTACGCACTTTCAATGGGTTAACTTCATCTGTCGGCCCTGTACCAGAGTCAGGACTGAACACAAATAGAGTTACGTCTTCTCCTTGATTACACATGAAGTTGTGTAGAACATTTCTTTCCATTACCCAACAATCACCTTCCGAGATAGGGAATATCTGACCGTGGTCAAGTTCAATCTCACCCTTTCCTTTCAGAATAAGACCGATGCGTTGACTTGGATGGGTGTGTAAGGTTTGTTGCATCCCCGCTGGGAAATGAACATAGTTGACTACAGGTAGTCCTAGTCGGCCTGGATTTGATGCAGTGGTATTTGTACCACCATCCATATACGACAAATTACCACAAGGATTGCCATGAGGTATGAATAGTCGGTCATCGTTCATAGACAAACCATAGAATCTTATATGAGCGAACACAGAGTTCTCTTTATGGTAATCTACCTTTGCGGTAAAGTCTTTGTTGGTCTGTCCTGTAAAGGTATTATGTTCAACCGAGTATCCGCCGTTCACTTTAACACTACAGTCTTTGCCCATAAAGTAACTTGTTCCAATAGTATCTTCAAAGTTATACACATCGAACTTGTTTCTAAAGACGGTGATATCATAGTTCCAGATATCTCGAACCTTGTAGGTTTCTCCGTCACCTATACATTTAATCTGTTCACACTTCAGTTTCATAATCCTGTTACTTCCATAATCTCCTTGGGTATATAGGGTATCAACATCCTCTCAGGATGCCAAACAATCGCACAGATGTTTCCTTTGTACCAAGACTCAATGTCACCATCTGTATCAGTATCTAATAATACACTATTTGGGGGCTGTTTGTCAATAGCAATATTGTGAAAACTATTCACATTATTAGGATTACCGAATCGGTCATACACCAGATGTTCAACATCATAGTGATTCTCTTTACCTTGTCTGGTCTCACCACCCATGATTTCTGTAAGCAAAAATGCACCGTGACAGACACCAAGAATGGGTTTACCCAACTTGACCATTTCTGTCGCAAGAGATACTTCTGTGGTGATACGAATCTGCTCGTTTCCTCCACCCGTAATAATGAGGAGGTCTAGAGATTCTGCGAGGGATTCATAATCTAAGTCATCACGATTGGGTACAGGGACGAGTTCATGACCCCTTAACAACCGATACCAGTTGTGATCTAAGGAGTCATGTTTCTCTCTGTTGTGCGTGAGGACTCGTTGAGTGAGTCCTATCTTCATCTACCAACCGTAAGCGGCGTTTACGAGTTCTCGTGAACCTTGTGCTTCTACAGTGTTTTTGCATGAGATTTCAAACAGGTCTTTACGCATTGCTTCGATGACTCGTTGGACACGACTTTGTGTCTCAGAGTCAGTTGCAACTTTGCGTAACTTCCATCCACCGATTGCACTGTGGAAACCTTCGTCTTTTGCGATCTCACGATAACGGGTTGAGATGAAACTATCTTGAATAGTGTCTGCCATCTGATTCCAGACTGCTTCTGCACGACCTTCCGCAACAAGTTGATATGCGGCAAGGACTGCCTCATCATCTTCTGCACCATACTTCTCCAGAAGTGTAGCACCCTTTGCGGTGTCTGCTTTTCGCTCGTCTTCAAGCGCCTGAACAACATCAATCTCTTCACCTTTGATGTGTTCGATTACTTCTTTAACCATACGGTAGTGTTTCGCTTCATCAGCGGCCTGTTTGGTTAGAAGTTCTAATTCTTTGGGGTCTGCATTGTCAGGTACACTGGCAATCTGTGCAGAGATTTCGGTCATGTTCATGCGTTCATTGACCATACGACCAATGAAGTGATCGACCATCTCTTCTTGGGGTAAGTCACCTTCAAAGTACTCTTTGACATTCATCTTGGATGCTTCGAACAGTGCTTGGTTTTCGTTGCGAATTTTCTTCACAAACTCGTTGGGGTTTAACATTAGGATTCTCCTATCACTCTATTAATATAATTGTTGACGGTATTGTCAGTATTATTTATAAGATTTGTTTCATCAACTCGTCAACATTTTCGCCATTATTTGGAAGTTTATCCTTGAGAAAGAAGTGTACAAAGTGACAATCCTTTACATTGTTTACCGCACCGAACAGTCCATTCCATTTGCCATCCATGTGTTTAGTCGGTATCTTATATCGTTTGAGGAAATAGTTTAGTAGAGTCTGGTCAGTACTCCACTTATATGCACCAACTCCATCTACAAAGTCTTTGAACTCCATACGGTTCAGGAAACTGTGGGGGTCTTGTCCTTTGAGATATGGTTTGAATAGTTGACTGTTTAACAGAATCATTCCCATGTTGAAGAACTCATAACCATGTTCATTGGGTTTGAAGTCTAATCCACTTGCGTGTAACTTTCGATACTGCATGGCAGAGTAGTTTTGAATCTTACCACTATACCAAGGTTGGATGTCCATCTCTCTTTCTGCTACAACACCGAATGCATGATCACTGCCAAAGTGGTCGAATATATTGGGAGCATCGGGTCGGATGTATATGTCGGCATCAATAATTGCAATCTGGTCATAATGGTCGAGGTATTCAAATGCGTTTTCCTTTTCATAGATAGGTAGATACCCTCCATACTTCATATAGGATTCTTCGCTTCGTCCACTACAGAAGATGTCAGGTTTAATGCGGAGTTTGGGTTGGGTTAATACGATGTGTTTTATATCATGTCGTTCACAATATTGTGCAACACTATCAATACAGTGTTCATAGAGTTTCGATGGTTTGCCCACCGACACTTGGTAAATCATTCTATTCATGTTTCATTGTGTTCCCGATATCATCGTAGTATATAGGACTGGCGTAATTGACAATCTTGTCTTTATTTTGTCCCATAAACTCCCACATATAATCATCCACAAACTTAGTGAGAGTACTCTCCGACAAAGTATAATACAAAGTCTCTGCAACATCAGGTGTCATATAGTATGCATGGGTGACAGGACACAAAGGTTCATTTGTTCCCCAGTAAGGATGTCCTCGAAAACGAGTCGAGTAGTTCTTCCAGTCATCCTCATCGACAAAGTCTGCAAACGCAAAGAAGTCACCGATGATGGGCATATCACTCTTTCGTTGTATCACATCATGTTCTATAATAGAGATGGGTTTATCTTCTTCGAAACACTTCTTCCACAACTCTAGATGACTATAGAACCCAGCCTTTTCGGTAGGACTAAAATCACGCACACCCCAGAACACACCAAAGTCCAGATAGTCTGGCATAGTGTCAGGAGTGTATGCATCAAAGAGGTTGACTTCACAATCCCATGTGGGTATTGTCTGTCTTGCATAATGTTGTGATACCTTGTGTGCGGGTATCTGTATCATCCATAGGTTATCGACAATCATATTAATCTATGTTCTTTCAATTTCAAATAAGTTTCCCAACTATGGTCGGTGTTTCTCAGTATACCGACCAATCCTTCCACATTGTAGTGTGATCTTTTACTGCAAAAAATTTGATGCCAACCAAATTCATTACACATTAGTTGTTCATTCTCATATAACTTAAAAATATCTATGTCTTTTATATCACTCTCTTTGAAACATATCATAAAGTCTTGGAGAAAGTTATCCCAATTGCAGTCGTTGACTTGGTGTTCAGAACTAGTGTCTTCTGAATTTAAACAATAGAAACCACGGTCTATGTGTCTTCTAATATTTCTTCTTTTTACTCTAACAAACAGATATTGTCTGACTTGTGGTTGACTAGATAAGTCGTAACCCTGCTTTTCAGCTAGACGAAGTCTTGCACCTATGCCATTTTTATAATGATCGTGAGTAGGCATAGTTGAAATACCCACTATTCTTTCATCACACAATCTCAATACTTCGTCCAAAGGGAATATTGGACAGATGTGTAAGTCCCATCTACATCTAATATAATAGTCATATTTCTTAGGAACTTTTGACCACTGAATCGCAAAGGATAGTTGTTGAAAACAACCTGTTACGACTCCCCTCTTCACCGTTGGATGTTTTACATCCGTAAACCTATGGAGTTTTATCCACGACTTCTCATTTACATTTTTTCTGACTACTTCGTAAGGATCGTAAGATGCGAGTGGTGGATATGGAACATAGTCAATGTCTATTAGATTATCGACATCTTTAAATTTATCTTTATCATCTTCCCAAGTCTGATAATATATGTCACAATCCTTGAAAGTTTTTTGTATCCTATTTACGGATGCAATGAGGTCTTTCGGCCGTAAGTAATCGTGATAACCACCACTAACTAAGACAGCAACTTTAGGTTTAGTCTCTGTAGTCATTTAGATCAAACTCAGTTCCGTGCATCTTCATCAGATCACGTTCATGATTGGTATAGACTAAGACTTCGGGGTCATCAAGAAGAAAGTCGCAACTACGACAGTAGTCAGGATAATTTCCAGTAGTATGATCTTCACGGAGTTTAGTATACTCTTCACCATACCAGATTTCTTCGATGGTGTTCTCAGAGGTGTACCCCAGAACGGCCTTTTCGTCTTGTCCGAGTACTTGGCAACATGGTGCAACAGCACCTCTCTTACCGTCAAGACCGCCAGCACGGATAACAACATCAGGACTAAAGGGTCTTCCACAAGTCTTTACCTTCCCCGTTCTCTCATTCTCACCGATCTCATATACACCAGACCAGTTATGCATCTTCCAGATTTCTGTTTTGACACCGAGATCGTTTACTAACTTCTTGTATGCCTCCAATTCATTATTTATATTTTCATTGTCAGTAATCAAGTGGTAGGTTGCGACCACGCAGTCAGAGTTTGTTTCAGTCACATACTCTTGCATTGCTCGAATGTTATTTACTACTGTATTGAAGTTACCACCAATGATGTTGTGCATCCACTCGTCATATTTCTCAGGACTATATCCAATGAAAGAGAATCGATAGAAGTCCAATCCCGCATCAACACAGTCTCTCATAAACTGTCCAGACATACGGAATCCATTGGAGAACATGAAGCACTTCGCTCCATACTTCTTTACGATCTTGATATACTCTGGTAGGTTTCTATTGAGAGTAGGTTCACCACTACCCTCTAGGTTGACAACTCGTAGTCCGTGTTTGGCACAGTCTGCAACATTCTTCTCAAACTCTTCCAATCCCATCTTCTTGAGAAAGTCTTTGTTTCTTCCACCAGTACGCATATCCTGTGGACACATAGTACACGAATAGTTACACCCACCATTAATTTCAATTACTGCTCTATCAATTTCCATGATATTTCTCTTTTAACATATCTATATAGTTCCGTGACTTATCTTTCATTTCAGTCAGGCCTGATTCAAATCCTTCTCCACCATCTGATATGAAGTCAAGTACTGCGTGTCTACTGGGTCTTCTTATTGCTTGAGGTGTATTATATCCTGTAATACCTTCCCATGATGGAATGAACATTGGCTTACCAAAGTTTCTCGCAATGTAATGCCACATACCATCATAACAAACAATGAAGTCAGCTTCTTGTATCTGTTTAAATGCATCTCTAACAGGTGTTCGATAGGTCAACTCAACTAGTATCCAACCCTCCCAAGACAGCAAGCTAATTATATCAGACCAATCATCGTTTGTCAAGAACCTTTTCCAACTTCTTGGTGGTTCACTATTGTAGGTTGGTGTCCAGATAACTATCTTCTTTTTCTTGGGTGCAAATGCTTCTGGTTTGAATATCCAATCATTCGGTGGAGCACCAGTTGGTTCGAATGCCTCTGAATCAAAATAGAATCGTGCCTTCTTTTTATTCGGATTCATGTTACCGTGTTCAAATAGGTCAGAGTTATAGACATGAGTAAGAACAACATCATCCCGTTGATGATACTGTGAATGAATCCATTCCATGCGTTCTATGATTGTTTCGGGGTCTTCGGGATGATGAAGGTAATCCTCATCATGTTCCCAATGCATCTCTAGGTTAACTTTAATGTTATTATCGAAACAATAGTTATGACAAACATTGAGTGCTTGCATGAAGTCACCTACACCCCATGTTCCTCTCCACCTAACTTTTTCCATCAACTACTTCTTATTAGCGAATGCTTGACCACCAAAGAATGCCGCTACGATTGCAGCAACAGATACGAAGTATGTCGCAGCCATGTCACCCAGAATCTTGGATGCACTGTCTAGACCAACCCAAACCGCAAGGACAACCGCAAACGGATATAACAACATACCCCATAGGGCAAACCATGCCATACTGCGTTGTGCATCTCGCATTGCATCTTGGTCATCGAGTTCTTTTCTCTTAAATTCAAGATACATCTCTTCTTCTGCTTTGGATACTTTACCATCACCGTTTGAATCGGCAGGATGGAATAGAGTTGTTTGTGTTTTTTCTTCCATATTAGAATACCTTTACTTTATATTTTCGTTCCCACTCTTGGGCATCTTCTATTGTATTGACCATAGGTTTATTCCGTATGTTCAATGATGTATTTAGTAACATCGGAACACCCGTTAATTTGTAGTATTCTTCTAGTATCTGACGGAGTACGGATTTGCAGTCTGGTTTTACAAGTTGAACCCTTGCAGTGCCATCAACATGAGTAACAGACTTATAGTCATGTTTTGCGACTGCGGTGAACTGCATATATTCGTTCATTGGCCCTTCAAAGTAATCATCTGCGTGTTCTGATAGGATAGCAGGTGCAAAGGGTCTGAATCGATGTCTGCGTTTGATATCATTTACTGTATCCTTTACATCATATCTGACATCTGCGAGTAGAGAACGATTACCTAACGCACGAGGGCCATACTCTGCACGACCATTTGCGACACCACAAACCTTGTTTTCAGAAAGATATTTTGCAACCTCTTTGGGGTCTATATCTCGTTCTATATTGTGTCCCAGATACGGACTAAAGTCCTTTAGGTGTGTTCCACCAGTCTCTTTATGCCATGTATATGTGGCACAACCCAATGCACTACCCGCATCAGTAGGATTGATTGAGATGTGCATTTCATCAAACAGTTCTCGTATCATTGAGTTCGCAACAACATTCTGAGCGCATCCACCAGAGTAGACTAGTTTAGAACCGTACTTGCGTGCCTCTTTCATAAGTTCCATGATTTCAACTTCAAAGAATTTCTGAACAGTAGCAGAAGCATCTTCATCATTAATTTCTCCTATACGATCATCCATTCTTTGGTTATACTTAAAAAACTTATCGGAAAGAACACTTTCTGCACGAGCTGTTCCTTCAAACTCTACGATTTGAGTGAGATTTCTCCCTTCTTCACTTTCGAACCAATGATAACAGTTGTGACATATATTATAGAGTTTTTCATCAACTTCACCATAGGCAGAGAGACCCATGACAATATACTCATCTCTAAGTTTTTTCATTCCTAACAAACTGGTCACATGACCATAGATAGCGCCCAAGGATTGGGGCCAAAGAACTGACTTGATAGTATTAAAATTATGATCTTTGATTGAGATGGATTCCAATTCACCAGAACCGTCTACCGATACTAGTACGGTATCTTCTTTGGATTCCCAAGGACGAGTAAAGAATGCTAGAGCACTGTGACTTTCGTGATGTTGATTGAAATCATCGAACATCAACGAATTACGCATTGGGGTTGATTGTTCTCTTTTTTCGTTGTTAAATCCCTTTTGTGACCAATCACCAAATGTTCGGTAACCACCCATCATTTCTCTACGCATATCTGCATCTTCGTAGAAGGTGACATGATCATCCTTGTTGGTCAAGTCCCACATTTCAGGGGGGATTAGATCATCATATTTTTTTCCACTATAACGCTCTGCCTGTGATGCAAACTCGACAGTACCGTCTTTATTGACGATAGCCAAGCCTGCATCGTGGAAATACTCGGAGTAACCTACATATCTTTTCATGTAAGTATATAGGGGGGGTTATCCCTCTAGGTATTCGTAGATATCTTTCCAATCTTTCATAAGGGGAAACTCTTGATTGTCCATGTTGTATCCGTGTTCCATCACAAGACTTTCTAGACCAAACCTCTTACCAGCTTCGGCATTCTCCACTTTGTCTTCAACCCAGATGTATTCTGTTCCTTCATACTGTGCAAGGACTTCATCCTTATCCGCACCTGTATCAAGGTAGATGAACTTGACAAACGAAGTCTCACCGAACAACTTCTTGATGTTCATTGTGCGTAACTTCTGTGCGTTCTCGTCTTTACTCATAGAGGTGATTAGGTGGAATACATAACCGTGTTCTTCGTGCAACTTACGAACATAATGCATTGCATCACGGAGTGGAGGAACGAAACCCATGTGGGCAGACTCGTTGAAGAATCTGACTAGTTTTTTAGATTCTGTGCGGGGGATATCATAGATTTTTGCGATATCATATTCAAGTGGATTTACTGCTTTGTAACCTTTCTCTTGCATCCAGACATTAAACGCATAACCCCAGTTTAGTAGGACTCCGTCTGCATCAGTCAGGATAACTTTTTGGTGATCTGTAATCAATTCATATTCCTTAGTACTCTGTTGTTTCTTCATTATGTTGGTATTATAACAGGCGGTACACCTTTTGTCAAGGTTTTAAATATTTAAATTTGCCCCTTTTATAATCATCTAACATAACAACCTTATTCCCGCCACCAGTATAGTGAAGGAAGTTCATATCATATCCACGATCATCTGGCCAGTGTGTGGGGGTGTCATTCCACTTCTGGTCAATACTCTGTATCTTGAATCCGTGTTTGGTCAACTGACCAGATAACCACGGTTGGTCATTGTTCAACCAGAAATGATCTCCATGTATGTCTCCATCTTCCATCCAAGAGTACCAGTCATCGAACTTCTCTCGTGCCTTGAGTCGTGCTTCCTTAGTCCACACCAATACACCAGTATTGAATGTAAGTACGCAAGAAGGACGATATGGGGGTTCTGTGGGGACAACTGGGACATTGTTGCGTTTTAACTTGGAGATCAGTTGTTGTTTTTGACCATCGTCATAATCCCAACTGTTGTATCCACCATCTTTGCCAGTTCGTATCTCCGACTCGAACACACCTGTAACTTCGTAATCACCACACTCATCAAAGATATTCTCCTCAGTATTGCAGATGATGTCTGAGTCAATGAATGCGATCTTGTCATATCTTTCGTAAATGGGATCGTATATAATTCTTAAACACTCAAAGAGTAAGACCGTAGAACCAGTCTTACCCTTGGTGAATACTTGTTTGGTAGAATATTGGTGGTCACAACCAATCTTATCTGCATAGATTTGAAAGGACTTTGCAGACAGATCACCCGTAACTCTGTACAGTTCTGAACGAGTGCCTTGGGGGTACTGAGGAACTGGCCCCCGTTTATCGGTCTCCTCATTGGTGATCATGTACTGATAGATCAGGTTCACTCAGGCAATCCAACACTATACTGTGTCTTACCGTCTACTCGTTGTGCAGTGAGACACTGTTTACGATTCTCTTCGGGACTTACATAGGATACATGAACCCAACCAGAAGATGGGTCACCTTCCGTGTAGAACTCAGAGATCAATTGATCAAACTCTAGGTTATCCCGAATCCATTGTGCAACAACAAGGTTGTCGGCTTTGTCGCATTCGATGTCAACCGCTTGACCTTTACTATGTTGTGATCGTGAAGAACCACCAATCGCTTCATTAAGTGCGGGTGAACGATAACCAGAATTGATACGAGTTACACCAAAGTGATCACGAATGTGTTGAACCACTTGAGTGAATAACTCCTTTGCTGCGATTAGATGTTCACCTTCAGGTGTGTTATCGATACCCAAACGAGTCGCAGTCTGTGACTTGGTGAACTCTTTGAGTGAAAAGTTTTTACTTAGTTTCATTTTATGTTTCCTCTTTCAACCATTTCTTTTGTCATTATATAGTCTCTAACAAAGTCAGACCTTACGATGTCTGCCCATCCGTATTCTATGGTTGTAAAATTGTTCATGACTTCCATGATGTTCATGAAGTCAAGGATACCCTTTTTATCTGAACCAGACTTGAGATCAGACTGATAGTAATCACCACTGAATATGATTCGACTGTTGCGACCCACCCTTGTGATGATAGAATCTAATTCGTGAAATGTAAGGTTCTGCATCTCGTCCACAAGTATAACACAGTCATCCAGAGTCGTACCACGAATAAACGATGTGGACACAAACTCAATGATTCCTTGTGACTCTAGATTCTCGTATGCCATCTTCTCGTTGAATAGTTCGGTACAGATAGACCGATAGGGTGCAGTGTAGGCATCAACCTTCTCTTCTACAGAGCCAGGCAGATATCCCATCTCCCTTGTAGGAACAACACTTCTTACGATAACAAGTCTGTTCTGTTCATATGACTTGTCCATGACATCCCACAATGCAAGGTACATACCCACAAAGGTTTTACCAGTACCCGCAGAACCACAGAGAACCAAATGGTCTCCGTCATTCCATGCATCGTGTGCGATTTGTTGATTGGTTGTGATTGCAGGATAGGTGAGTAGATCGTCTACTCTCAATCGTTTCATTGTCATGTTTTTATGTTAGTCCCCGAACCCGATCCTCTCTCGATTTTTTTCAAGTGATCTTTCCAATCACTACTCGTTTTGTTAACAATGTTACCAGTTGCACTGATCAATGCAGGCGCACTGATCTCTTGTGACCAGTCAGGCCCCAACTTTTCCAAATGTTCTTGCAGTTTATCCCAAGAGCAAAATAGATTTTGTCTTTCTTGGGTGTTCTTCTTTATAATTGTATATGATGGCATTTATATAACTCCTATATGACGAATGGGGTGACTAGCACCCCATACGAGATACTGACCACCTACCTTATGCTAGAATTTGAGTTGAATTTTCGTACTCTGCAATAGTTTGATTTAAATATGATTGTTTTATCGATAACTTGTGAGCGAGGTTGTCTCTTCCCTTTTTCTTGAGACGGTGGATGTAATTATCAAGTTCTCGACTATCATTCTTTAATCTCTCTATTTGGTTTCTTGGCATTAAACGCTCTCCTGCTGTTAGTGAAAGAAACATAACGAAAATTAAGATAGTAGGGTAGGAAACGCCTCCTCTACTAGTTTCTTAGTCAAACCTTTGACTGGAGATTTCTTGTCTTTCATTGCAAGGACAATCAATGCATCCTCGGCATGAATACTCTCCAGTAATTGAATAAATTTCATTTCAACCCGCAGTTGACCTAACTGTGAACTTCGTGCGCCTTCAACAAAGTCACCAAAGTCTCGGTGGAGTTTCCTCAGAGTTGAGGGGACACTTTCTGGTCGATTGGGATTATAGGGAGGTTTCCCTTCGGGTAAACAAAACTTGAGACGGTCATCGAATGTACCTCGAATGACATCTTTGACGGCAGGGACTTGTTTCCCCTGTTCCTGTAGGAAAGCAATCTTATCTTTCCTCGTTTTTAGTTTAGTGAAATCCTCGAAGATTTCAAACACTTCTTTTTCCATAATTTCCTCTTACTTTTATATATACGAACTAAGACTTTGAAATGTTGTGATGAACATCAAATTCTTCAAGCATTTGTTCATATTCAGCAACCAAATAAGTCAGTGATGCAACTTCTTCCCTGTCGCCACGGAGAAGTGCATCACATATTTCATTTTCAGATTTGTCGATCAAGTCTTTTATCTTTTGGCGACTTTTCAACACATCTTTATCTATACTCACAATATCTCCTTAGGCAACCAATTTGATGTCAATGTAGTGTGAACGGTGGAAGTAGTCAGTCATCGAATCATCTTCGTTGAAGAAGTCAGGCCCTTCCATTGCAGACTTCAACTCAGTCAAGAAAGCAGTTCCTTTCTCTCCGTAGTTCTCACTGATCCAGTACTCGTTGACATTGTGATCCCACTTGCGGTATTCTTCCATCACCGACTTGGGTTCAAAGGTATAGTTGTTGAACTCTCGTTTCGCAACCTTCTCTGGTTGCATCTGAACATCAATGTACTCTTCCATGATGTCATCAGCATTCTTTACTTTCGCAACCAAAGTACTGTAGTGATTAACACTCAAGGATACCTTGTATCCGTACTTCTTACAAACTGCTTTGATCGCAGGGGCAAGTTTCTTTTTATCTTCTTGACTAACATACGCCATAACTAATTTCCTCTCTCATTCTCAATACAAGTATTATAACAAACTTTACAGGGTTTGTCAACAATTATTTTGCAAGTTTCACATTTAATTCGTTTTCAAGGATAAATCGGACTCGTTCACGGTCTAGTGAATCACCGTCACCCCAAGTGATCTCATCGTTCAGAGACATCATGTATCGTTTGATTGCTTCTTTCTGTTGACTCACAGTCGCAAAGTTCTGTTTGTCAGCATAGAGACCATTCTGACCATAGAAACTGTCAACATACTGGAGGAACTGAATCATCACTGGTTTGTTCATAAACTCTTCATTCATCATAATCTTCTCTCTCTTTTTTGACTTTACCTTGTTATTATAACGAGAGTGGCAACCTTTGTCAAGTGTTTTTTTCAATTATTTTTCGTATGTAAGCTCCTTTCAGCATCTATAGTATTTTTCCAATAACAATCCAAATAAACACCACCGACATACGAACGATGATAATGGTTACTTGGTTCTGATAAGACTTGATACCATCCCTCCTCAGCACCCTTTAGTTTCTTATTCTCGTACAATTCATCAACCAAATCACAATCCCATAGATCATAAGGATGGATTATAAGTGCATCATTTATGTAATACACAGAGGATTTTGGCATTCTATTCAACTCATTATACAGATTCCCTTGTTTTTTACTAATGTTGATGGTATTGAAACCGATAGGAATTTGTTCTTCATATGACTGTTGAATATGAAAATTCCAGTCAATCTCCTCAGATACGATAGCGTCAAAACGACTTCGGATAACTATATCACATTTAGGAATATTCTTCATCATATGATTGTGCAGAAGTATTTGTTTGTTCCAATGAATACTTTTTGTGGCATAACTTCCTAACAAGGTATCATGATCAGCCGAAACAAATAATTCTCTTCTCTTACAACTCTCCAAATCTGCATATGGTTCTGTGTCAAGAACGCAATGATAGTCGGGATTTGGTTCGTCCATCTTGAAGTCAGAGGTCAAATCACAGTCTGTATATGTTCCAGTATAGTAATTGTTATGAGGAACAGTTCTACGCAATCTTTCTGTGAAATCAATATCACTCCACTTACTTGATATACACAATGCAATATCTATTGACACGACTGCAAATGCCCTCGTAACTGTTCCATGTTGATTTTGGTATCATTCATAAATGGTGTGAGGTCTATGTTGGTTGGTAAATCCAATTCTCTTTTGTTAGTAATTATATATTGTCCGTTATCAAATACCATCTCATCTTCCATCCGTCTAGGTTCGTCCCACCATTCGTGATTGACTTCAAGGTAACCATTCTTAAACTCCACATCGTAGAAATCATCGGGTATTATACCAAGACCATTTTCGACAACAACACTATCCCCGTCTACACGGTTTACTAATAGTGGAATAGCGGTATCGATACTACCGTAATGTGAGTAGAAACAAACATTGTATTCCTTCGCAATTTTGACAAACATTCGGTTTAGTGTGAACCCACACATATTGATATTCAGCGTTCTCTTGAAGGGTTCGTTTAAAGTCTCCAGAAAATCAATCAATGTAACTTTATTGGGTATCATGATGTGAGTTGTATTCATATTTTGAATCGTTTTGTAACCCCGCAAGAGAAGATGGTCTTCTCCTGATAGGTCATGCCCGATAGGAATACTGAGGTGTCTTTCACATTTCATCAGAGCTGGTAATAGAGATGTGAGTAATGCCGATGCATGATGCAAATTACGAGAGTGACAAACTACAGAGTCCTCTTCAAAACCAAAGACATCTATATTCCTCTTTGATATTTCATAGACTTCTTTGTGTGAAAACAAGACGGGTCGGGATGGTTTTGTTGTCCCAGATGTAGAACTTAACAGGAATGGATCATCTGGCGAAATATCAACATGGAAGTATTCTTCCGAACCATCTTGTCTTACATCAACTGCTTTACCGCCATATCGGTCAATCATTTCATCATGTAGACCACCATAGGTGCCAGTGGTATCTTCTAAAGAGTCATGAATATAGAATTGAGATGGCCCATGCAGTGCGAGTTTTGTATAAGGTAAGGACTCACGAGTGGCAGGACTGTCTAAAATAATAACTTTCAAACCCATCTCTGCACAGGCAAAGATGGATGCGATATGTAATTCGTTTACTATGAGAATTGAAATGGTAACAAGGTCACCTTTCTTTGCGCCTGCATCTCTAAGATGATTTTTAACTCTATCTATTGGATAGATGTTTCTCTTTAATATATTACGATTTAACACTTGTCATTCCGTACTGGAAGTCATCTCCATCATATACAAATTTTATGTTCATCTTACTTTCCCAATAAAGATGATCTTGTGTAGGTTCATTTTGAATCACACATTCAATAGGTTTATCGAAATCTCCAATTGTTGTGTTGTAAAAATCAAGGAAGAGAAACAGAGTCTTGTCCGATGGCGCCATAAAATTATCAACTCGATCTCTACGCATAAGTTTAGCTGACCTTCTAACCGTAAAATTCCAAACCATTTCTTTTGTGACTTTTTTGTCATTTGGTAACATGACAAAATCAAAGAATCCATCAACTTCGGGAATAGACATATCGACAAGACGCCCCGATTGTATGATTGCAGGTAGAATATGACGGAGAAGTGCATTGTGATGAAAGTGACTTTTTGATACACCAACAACTTTATCCTTCAAGTTGAGTGGTGTTGATCTAACTTTATCCAACACCTCTTCATGACTTACTTCGAAAATAACATTATCTCGTTTAAGATTTGTCACTATATTATCGGTTTCATGAACACAGTCTCCAAAACCACTACCACTTTTGTATCCAGAAAAGACAACAGATTGGGGTGATGGTTGCCAAGGTTGTGGATTATCCCTTTCTTGTTGATTGTCCACCTCACCAATATAATGTCTATCTACCATCAATTCAAGACCACTACCCTTGTACGGCCCTGTAGGGAATAAATCTCTCTTAGTGATTTGTCCCTGAAATATTTTGTCATCATGATCGTGAATAATTTTTTTAAAGGGAGTATCATTATTTTGTCTCATATATTCACGATAATAATTATCCGTTCTTTCAAGACATTTGATGTGTTCGTCATTAGCGACTATCAGGTGAAATTGTTTTTCACTCGGAATGTGTATTGGAATATCGAGTTCAAACATAGCAAAGTAAAATGCAAGGGTTTTGGCACTACAAGACAAAGCAGATAAAACACACTCATCACCTCCAGAAAACCCCCACTGAATAAGTTGATGTTTCACTTGATTGATCTGTGTCATCAACTCAGAATAATTCACATTGGAATCTATATCAGTTATAGAAAGGTTTCTATTAATAATTTCACGATTTAATATGTTTTGCATGAATCTTACATCCTATGAATTCGTTATAATATTGATCACTCAGTAGAACATCGTACTCGAATTGTAGTTTCGCTTCGTAATACGAACACTCACCTTTAGTGCGACACATCCTGAGAATCTCTCTGTGGAACGCCTGGCCCCCTTCTACGAGGGTTTTTACTGATTCGGACGAACCATAGTAATCACGCCAGTCCGATTGGACTCGTGTTCTTTTTCTTCTTTTTCTTGTTTTTGTAACAGGAAGGATTTTGGGTTTCCAGAAGAACTTCTTACCGATATACTTCTTACCAGTACTTAACTCGGTCAAACAATATACAAATCCCTGATAATCTTCTAAAAAGGATTCGTCTGGTTCAAACTCTTTATCTTCATATATCCACATGAAGGTATATATAACTAAACTATCTCAATCCCACACATGGGACAGTACTGAGGTTCTTCCTCGCAATCCTTTACGAGAACCTCAGTTTCAGTTTCACAAAGATGACATTCTAAGTAGTATGTTTCATCTTCTTCCACTATGCGGCACAACCTTGTCCATCAAGTCCACACACTTCGGGTTCTTCGTCCCAACCCCAGTCACCTTCCATACCATTAACAGAGTATTCCGTTACTCGTTTCTCAAAGAAGTTATCGTGTGATGCACCATTCAGTACCCAGTCCAACCACGGTAGAGGATTATCCTTTACACCGAACTTGGGTTTCATACCCAGTTGCAGTAGTCTACGGTCTGCAATGTGACGAATGTATTGTTTCACATCTGCCTCTGACAGACCTTCGATATCACCAGACTTGTATGCGAGTTTGATAAATCGATCTTCTAACTTAACTGCATTCTTGGCCATCTGGTAAATCTTTGATTTCAACTCATCATTGACGATGCGAGGATGTTCCTCACAGAACTCACGGAACAACTTAGCGTTACCCTGTACATGGAGAGTCTCGTCTCGAATAGACCACTCAACGATTGTTCCCATACCCTTCATCTTACCGAACCGTTGGAAGTTCAACAACATTACAAACGATGCGAACAGGGACATACCCTCGTTGAATACAGATTGTGCAAGTACAAGTGCCAGACCAGTATGAGAGTTGATGTCACCCTCTTTCATGAAATCAATCTTGTCTGCCATCTCCTTGTACTCAAGGAATGCATGGTGTTCCTCATCTGGTAGACCCAGTGTATCGTTTAGTAGTGCATATGCTCGTTGGTGTACTCCTTCACGGTTTGCAAAGGATGATAACATATTACGAATCTCGTTGTTCTTAAATTTAGGAATCAACAGTTCGTGATAGTTCTCACCTACCTGTACATCTGATTGGGTAAACAGTCTCAGTACTTGGGTGATGAACTCTTTCTCTTCTTCGGTGAGTTTAGTTCTCCAGTCTTGGATATCTTCGGACAGTTCCGCTTCGTCTTCGACCCAGTGAACCTCTTCGTGTTTCTTGGTTAACTCTACCGCCCAAGGAAATTTGAACGGTTTATATGTTTTACTAAATTCTAATAGTGCCATTGTTTCTCCTTAGCCTTCACAAGCACGACATTCATCGTCTTCGGTTGTTTCCATTGGTTTGTTTAAATATTCCATCAAATCTTCATAACCACCAACATACTCACCTTCGATGTAAATCTGTGGTACGGTCTTAACATCTCGACCTGTTACTTCTTTTGCAGTCTTACCAATCTCTTGTAGGTCAATCTTATCAAACGGTATTCCTCTCAACTTCAACTCTTCCATTGCCATTGAACAGAATGGACAGTTTGATTTACTATAAACGATTGACCTAGTATCACCCGCAAGTGCTACTCGTTCTACCTTTTCGGATACATTCTCTGCTCGTTGTTTCGCTTCGGTGCGTAGATAGTATAGACCCTTGAGTCCTTCTCTCCACGCCTTGAGATGCACCTTATTCACATAGGACTTCTCTGCACCAGCAGGGAAGAATAGGTTTACACTCTGACCTTGACAGATAAACTCTTGTCGTTCAGCCGCATGGGTTACTACCCAGTTTTGGTCTAACTCATCCGCAGTTCTGAAGATTGCCTTCTCACCTTCTGTCAGGAATGGTAGATGTTGTACCGAACCTTTGTTGGTAATAATAGATGTCCAGTTGGACTCGTTGTTCTCGTCCTTCTCGTCCAAGAGTCGAGTAAGGTACTTATTCTTCACAAGGAAACTACCCGCACGAGTTCTATGAGTATATGCATTCGCCTTCAATGGTTCTATTGACGGTGAAGTTGATAGTATAACACCACTTGAGGCGTTAGGAGCAATCGCAAGAAGATGGGAATTTCTTCTTCCAGTTCCAACTCCATCTGGATATTCTCCTCTTTCCTCGGCAAGCAGTTCTGTTTCTGCGACTGCCTCGGAATTAATGTGGTTAAATACTGTTCGGTTGATTTCTCGTGCCGCTTCTGATTCCCATGCAACTCCGTGTTTCTGTAACAAGGAATGGAATCCCATTGCTCCGAGTCCGATTGAGCGTTCTCGTTCTGCACTATATTTCGCTCTTGAGATTGTGTCGGGTGCTTCATCAACGAAATACTGCAAGACATTGTCAAGCATCCTAACAAGGTCACGAACAATAGTTGTATCTTTCCATTCATCGTAGTATTCTAGATTCAGAGATGATAAACAACACACCGCAGTTCGTTCTGCACTGGTTGGTAGGTGAATCTCATTACAGAGATTCGATCCGTGAATCTTTAGTCCTTTGTCTTTTAATGATTCGGGTAACGCTTTGTTTGCAGTATCAATAAAGTTGAGATATGGTTCACCTGTTCGGAAACGAGTCTCAAGGATTCGTTCCCATAGTTTACGAGCATTGATGGTTTCTTTTACTTGTCCATCCTTGGGGTCACGCAGATCAAAAGAACTTCCCTGTTGAACCGCTTCCATAAACTCATCGGTAATGTTAATCGCATTGTGTAGGTTGAGTGCCTTTCTTTGTACATCTCCAGTAGGAATACGCAGATTCAGAAACTCAATAACATCTGGATGACTTACATCCATATAGGCTGCATATGAACCCTTACGAGTCTTACCTTGTCGGTATGCAATCATATCCGCATCTACGGTATGTAGAAACGGAATCGGGCCAGGCGCAATGTCGGATACTGTGCGAACATCACTCCAGTGTCCACCGACACCACCACCCATAACCGATAACCATCGTAGTTCGGATGAGTGTCCGATTAGTCCTTCTAGTGTGTCAGGCACATAGGTAAGGAAACAACTGATAGGCATTCCTTTACCCTTACCATGACCGTTGGGTGCATTCGATAGAACTGGTGATGCAAACATGAACCACTTGTTGGACACATAGTCATACAACCGTTGTGCCAACTCGTCATCCATCTCATCACGATACTTACTCCATGCTTTACTTGCTCTTGCGAAACCCTCTTGTGGACTTTTTTCATAATCATTTAAATAGAAATCTTTTAACATCCCTACTGCATATTCGGCTAGTAGGTCATCTTTCTTCTTATCAATTTTGAGGGTCATATTTGCTTTTCCATAGAGTGTAGTTTTTCTTGAGGGGTAATATTATATATCCCTCTAGATTTTTTCAGTTTGGTTATTTTACCCTAAAAGGGTAGAAATGTCAATCTTTTTCTGAATTATTTTCACTGTTTATTTCACCAGTGATTGCATTCTCATAGTAGATGATGATTGACTTTTGTTGTTCGAGGTATCTGCGTGTCTCGGCAACATTAAGTGCAAGAGTCTCGTAGGAACGAACACTCATTGCATAGAAGACCCAAGGCTGACCATTGTCTTTGATATACTCCGCAAGAAATCCTTCAAAGTTTTCTTCGGTCACAACATAAAACTTAGGTTCACCCAGAGTTACAGGTTTGGGACTGCGTTGGAGGGGAATCTTTTTCTCGACCAACTTTGTCTGTACGACTACCTGTTGTTCAGGTGTTCGTAAAAGAGCGCACCCACTACTCAGAGTCAAGAGTAGTGAGAGACTCAATATCGTCAAAAACTTTCTTTGTCGCATTATTAATCCTTAGTTGTATCATGCCCGGCCGTTTCAAAGAGAGTCGGGTCAGGTCGTGATCTCTAAACTTTTCGATTAGACTATCTTTGTATTTTTCTGCCTGTTGGAGGTTTGCTTGTAGTTCTAAGTTCTGTTCTTCCATCTCAGTTGCGAACTGTGTTGCTTCTTCAAGTGCCTTTGCATTTGTTTCTGCCACCAGTTCTAACTTAGCATTGTTTTCTCGTAGAACCGCAATACGATTCTTCATGTCTCGGTACTCTGACACCGCACCGAACACTAACATTCCGATAATACCAGCGACTGCTAGTTTTGCATACAGTCCAAACATTAGTCTTCTACTTTACAGTTTGCTTTACGATGACCGTTCCATGCAACAAATCCAGCAATAACTAACGCCCAGTATGCGAGGTTGTTCAATAGATGAAAACCGTTTTGTTCTATATTGATATCACGGAACAGTTGATCAGCTTCGTTCTGTGTCATTGGTTCAGATGTAGACTTCTTACTTTTCTTCAGAAGGACAGTATATTTGTATGCATAGTCGTGAACCAGACCACCAACCAACAATACACCTGTGGGTGATAAGAATGATGCGAGGAACTTGGGTACAGATGCACCATCAAATACGAATCCTTTGGGGATTACATACTTCTCACCATTCACTTCGAAGTTCCAGTCTTTACAGATTTCCCAAGTACGCACTCCAGTCAACCACATCCAGACCGCACCCCAGAAACCCTTACCCGCAGTTGGGATTGTAATTGGTTTCATATGAGGCATCTCGCCATACTTAAAACCAACAATCGGTTCGTCTTGGTCAACACCACACATATTGATAATGAATCCAATGATAATCAGAATACCGACTACGGTGAATTGCCAAAAAGTTAATAGTTGATCTACAATAAATTCCATTATTTACTCCGTTTTCTGTTTTCAATATACCGTTTAACTATATCAGGTTTCTTCTTCTTCTTTTTCTTCTTACCAAGGAAGACAGGAACAATCTTGTCATCTCCCGCACCAGCGACAGATGTTGTCGATGTCATCTCTTCGTAGAACTTACCGAATGACCTTCTCATCGGGTAATCTCCCCTGTTGTAAAATACACCCACTGTTTTGAATTCATGTGAATGCCTTTGTAGATATCCAAACCTAGTATCTCATCAATAGGTTTTGCATCGGTCTCTACAACTCTGATTTGGTCACCCTTCTTTACAATGTCTTCACACTGGACAGTCATGGTATCATGTTTGATACGATAGACACCAGCACCCAACTCCTTGTCTTCTAGGACAAACCATTGTGATTCTTCTGCAAGAACATCTAGAATATCAACACCAGTCTCTTCATGAATTTGCATGACCCTTGCATCTGTTAACTCACCATGTTCTTTGATCAATGCAAGTGCAGCCCCATATCGTGCGACCACTGACTGACCGCCAGGCACCTTCGACATGAGTCGTTTCAGATTGAATACGAGTCGATGGAATGGTGTGTAGTGACTACGATACGCTTCACGATCATCAGTACTATTTGTATTGAAGTCCTTGTTGCGTTTACCATCTGCATCTATAATACCCGCCTTGAATGCATCAGTCTTCTCAAATGGAGTGACTAACAGTTTCAAGAAACGAATCGTATAGACTAGGTCTGCTGCTGTTTTTAATATTCCCATAGTTCTATTTATACATCAAGGAACTTGCATCATGTGTAATCGTAAACTTTTTAGTGTCTCATCGGTATCCCATTCTGCGACACGGAAGTTACATTTGGCAGGTTTTTGAAATACCTTGTTGGTATCCTCGAATCGACCTTCTTCGATAGTATCCATCCATATAGAATAGTCGGGGTCAAATGCGAGTCGTGCTTCTTCGGTGGGACAAACAAAATCAACTACCGCAGTCTTACCTGTCTTCACAACACCATCTGCAAGGTGTCTCATTCGTTGTGCCTGTCTCATCCGTCCTTCCATACTGAAGTCCCAGTCATCATACTCTTTACGAACTTCGTCTGCATTGATATGAACACCACCGACCATTTCAGATAGGGGTTTCGCCAAGGTTGTTTTGCCACTGCCAGGCAGACCAAAAATTAAAATCTTCATATCTCTCTTAATGCCTCTACTACTGTTTTATCCATTTCGATATTGGTGTATTCAGTGTTCTTGACTGCCTTGAGGAATATTAGAAAGGGTTTTAAGACACCCCAGTGTTCAAGTTCAATCTTGAGTTCGAGGATATTTAATCCTGCCTCATAACCGAATACATTAAATATTACTATTAGGTGATTTAGAATAAGACGCTCTGACAATACGCCAGTGTCTCTATAACGATTGAGTAATCGTTTGATATATTTTATTTTCTTGAGGTCTTCAAAGAACTCTTCACTATCGATACACCGAGGGTTGTGATAGTGTTGAGCCGCATACAATACGAGATTGTCTTTAGTAAGTTTCATCATATAGTTATGTATAAGGGGTAGATAAACTACCCCTCAAATTAATCAATCAGAGTTTTAACTTTTTCTACCAAAGTTTGTTTGTTTTTTCTGCGATCTAATTCAACACCATGAGTGCGACCAAGTGCTTCTAATTCAAGTTTGGTCATCTCATCAAGAGATTTATTACCAACAGGTGCTTCAGTAAGAGTTTGAACAACAGGTTCGGGCACTTCTACCAATACTTCGGGTTCTGATGTTTCACCCCAAAATTCTGCTATCTGTTCTTCGGTGAATCCACCAGACTTGAACACTTCACCAGTGTCAGGGTCTTCCCATCCTCTTGCGGTAGGGACTGCGTGTTCGCACCATGCGGGAGCTTTTATTTTCATAATGTTTACCTTCTTCTATTAATGTGAGAATCCGACTGCGACACCCAACACAGCAATGTTTGCAGCGAATATTTTGTCGGTAGGTGATTTCTTCAACACAACTGATTCACCTACACCAATTGTAATAGTACCAATATCAGTACCATTCGATTGTTCTAAGGTTACCTTGTGTGCAATTATACCAGCATTGAATAGTCGTACAGCAGATGCGTTACCGAAAGTACTAGCTGCACCAGTGGTTATACCACACGCAACTTCAGTTCCTTGTAAAACTACCAAGTTCATTAGCAATCACCCTTTTCTGATTTGATGTATCCACGCCTCTTCGCCATTCTCTCAAGGAACTTCCTCGCTTCTGTTGTGCGAGCGTCATGTGGGTTCTTTTCTTTCTGACCCAGTTCTGCGATCTCAGATACAGTCTTACCATTGATGATGTCCTGTGCCTGTGCAACAATATCTTCCGCAGACTCTTCTTTAAGAGTAGTACCAGTCAAGTCTTTGTTAGTTGGTTTCTTCAACTTAACGATTTTCAAAGTCTTTTTGTCTTTGATGTTCATTGGAGGTTTCTCAGCAGATGCAATAGAACTTCTTAAATTCTTCTCTGCATTTGAACCAGCGGCAGTTGATACAATCTTATTACCTTGTGCAGTATCAACAACTACATGAGTAGTTTTTAGACCTTCTTCGAGTTCAACTTCTTCTTTGACTTCGGTAGACTTTACAATCTTGGTGTCGCCAGCGGCATTGTCTTGTGGTCGTTTACCAGACTTCGCTGAAGTTCCACCCTGTGCCTTGAAAGTCTTATCGTGACCATCTTCTTCGTTGTCTTCGATTTTCTTATCAGACTTCTTGTGTTTGGCAATAAACTCTTTGGACTTGGGAGACTCTTTGGAATCAATCTCTTCTGGTTTGGTTGCGTTAGAGGTCTGTTGTTTAGCGGCAGATTCCCACATCTTGAGTAGGTCAGTAGTCGCATCGGTCAAGTCGATGTCTTCACCAATCTTAGAGATTTCAGCAGTCTTGGCATTAGATGCAACTTTCTTCTTGTCATCCTTCTTGCCAGCAACTTTGGGTACTTCCTTCTCTTCTTCCTCATCACCCTCTTCTTCGTCATCTTCTTTCTTTGCGGGTTTCTTACCACCATCAATCGCATCGTCAGTTGCGGCACGCTTCTTGTGTAGATACTCATCAGACGAATCAACATCACCATCGTTGTCGATGTCTTTGTCTTTACGGTCTTTGAATTTCTTATCGTTCTCTGCATCGTCAACAGGGTCGAGTTTCTTCTTCTCTGCAAGAGACCAACCTTTCTTGAGGTATTCTTTCTCTTTTGACTTATCGATTACGATTGTCTTACCACCCTTAGAGACCATAGAGTCTTTCTTAGGGTCTTTCATTTGACGGGCTTCGTCTATAACAAGTTCTTCACCAAGGATGACTTGGTTGTAGGCATCCATTAATGACTTCATATCTTTAGTTTGCATGGTGTTTCTCCTACATCCACAAATAGTTTACGAGTCCAGCGACAATCGCTGCACCGATTAAATATACAACTTTATTGATAATTGCAACAGTATGTGCGTTATCATCTACTTTCTTTTCTATTTCATCTAACTTCTGAGAGAATCTGTTCATTCTTTCATAGTTATTTTGATTATTCCTATCCAATGCTATCATCTTCTCTTCAACACGGGCCAAGGCAACAAGTGCTTCAGCAAGTTTGTCAAGCTTGTCTTCCAATCGGTCAAATCTTGCGGCAGAATCTATTTCGATTCTCGCAAGTTTCTCTGATTGTGTTTCCTTCGTTGCCATTACAGGTTTCCCATTAATTAAGTTATAGTGTTATTTATAAGACTTTTATTCTTAACCCTATAACCTTCTATCTTATTTTGCCAGTTACTTGGACACACAACATCCAGATAATCGACAACCCTTTTTAACTCCTGTTTAGTCTCTTCCTTGTTATTGAACAATAACTCGCAAGGGTCTACCAACAATACCGAATGATCCGAGGGAATGGTGTCCATCCACAATGCAAATAAATCTGCCTGTGATTCCCAAGGTCTATTCCAAAATTGGTCGTGATTAAGAATACCGTCCTTAATCATATTCATACCAGCTTCACGATCCGAATCTTGAACTAACTTACACTTTGCAAGTCTCTGAGTGTATTCCAAACTTTCCTTCGTCTTTGATAGGAACACAATCGTCTTTGTTTCGTCCCAGTCGTTCCAACAATAATCTGTCCAGAACTCTTGGTTGATCGGAAAACCATATCCGTGGTCTAATCTAACATTCCACAAGTCTTTATGCCATTCTGGTTTCTGCACTTCTCTAGGGTCATTCCTAGTAACTTCGGGTTCATGTGACTGGTAGTCTCCCCTTTGCAAAAACCATCTCTCTGTGTTGGAATTGTATTGCAATTGTTTATTTGCAACTTCTGGTAGTTCGGTTAATAGTCCACCGAAAAATTCACCACCAGCACCACCACGATAAATTATATTAATTAACTTCATCTAATAATTTTCTATTCGTTGATCGGTAACTTTCTATCTTAACCAACCAATTGTCCAACAAATAATCATCCAATTCCAAATAATCCAGAATGGTTCTGAAGGTATCTTCTGATACTTCATCACTTTTATGGAACAAATCACATGGGTCAACAACACAGTAATCATGTCCCATTGGAATCATATCCTTATACAATTCCGTAAATTCTTGACAGGTTTTCCACGGAACATCATACATTCTACCCATATCAATGCCGTTTTTTTCCCAAGTATCCACGATAGTAGAATCGGGTGTTCCGGCCTTCATACCCATTAGTCTATCTATGTATCTAACACTATCTTCAGACTGCGGTTGTAACAAAATTGTTTTTGTTTCGTTCCAGTCATTCCATAGATAGTTCTGCCAATACTCTCTGTGAACATGAAAACCATAACCGTGATCTAATCTTATGTTCCAAAGTTTCTCATCGGGTTTCCAGTCCGAGACTGGTTTAGTACCATCTACAAATTCTTGGGATTGTTTATCAACTGGATCAATAAACCATCTCTCAGTAGATTTTCTATGGGCAGTCTTCCTTGTAACTACATCATCGTGTTTTGTGAGAAGAGTTCCAAAAAATTCACCACCACCACCACATCGATAGATTATATTAATTAACTTATTATTCATATATCCTAATTACTAAATCACCTTCACCTTTGATTATACGGTGAAACTCCATCTTATCAATACTGTAACTATGTCCTTCCAATAAGTCCATAGGTTGTTCGTTATCTATCTGTAACTGCCAACCGAATCCCTCTAGTACTACAAGTGTACGATCTTTTAGGTCTCTGTGCCAGATTAAATCTTCTTCCCTAACATCCTCTCTAAAAACCCTTATCTTACCATTACGAACCTTTAACTCCATATAGGGTTTTACCAAAAGAACGACCCTCCACCAGATAGTCCAAGTTGTTTTGCATAACGGGGTAAACGACACGCCCAGTATGCAGCCTTCGTCTTGTCATTCTGTTGAGCGCACTTGTGACGAGCAGCGAATGACTTACGTGCCTTCGGGTCATTCAACTTGACTTTAAGTCCAGTAGTATCACCCCAAGATACTTTTTTAATATTACCAGTCGATGGGTCTTTGACATACACATAGTACTTCTTCGGCCCACCTGCCTTTGGTTTGTTTAGTTCTGGTTGTTTCTCTTCAAAGATACAATCTAATGCTACATTCTCACCCTTAAAGACTCCGAAATTACCGAGGTCAGATTCCATAATATCCACTTCACTAGGGTCAATCTCAATCTCACC